ATTCTAAACAAGGGCGAGGTCGTAAAAATTACTTGTGACATTACCCTGGAGGAATACTTATAAAAACGAGGAGGCGGCCAGATGTTCAACATACCAGAGGTGGCTATAATTGGATTCGATTACCTTAATGCAACGGAGCTGGAGGAAATGCAAAGAAACCTTAACTTGCTTTACAGCACAGCAGCCGGAACCTGCCCAGGAGATCGTAACTTTGGGTTAGATCAAACTTTTGAGAGTTACCCTATCAACGTAGCGCAAAACCTTTTTGCATTGGAAGTTATAGAGAAAACGGAGGTATACGAGGATAAGGCGGAAATATTAAACATTGAGTATACGCAGGCGGAGGACGGGAACCTGACCCCTAAAATAATTATCGGTCAAAAGGAGTTGGACGACACTGGCGAGGACGCCGACACGGAAAGCCAGGAATATGGGAGGTGATAAACATTGTCAGATATTCTTAACACAATAGATAATTTACCGGATATCAGCTTTATAGATAAACTTACATTGGAGGATTTGCAAAGCCAAATGTTAAACGACTTCGTGGCGAAGTATCAGGAAGTCACGGGGAAAAAGATACAACTTTCAAAATCAGACCCAAACCGCATTATTATGCTTTCTTGCGCTCAGATAATTTACCAGGGACTACAGAACATAAACAAGGCAGGCAAGATGAATTTTCTAAAATATGCTTATGACAGTTATCTGGATAATATAGGGGTGCTTAAAAAGGTTACAAGGAATCCGGCCAAGTTCGCGCAGGTTCCGGTCAAGTTCACGCTTTCCGGAAAAAGGGAGGCAGCCACCAGCATCCCCCAGGGGACCAGGGTAACGGCGGCTTACGAGGTTTACTTTGCTACTACCCAGTATGCAGAAATACCGGCAGGGGAAACGGAAATAACAGTTATGACGAAATGCACCGAGGCCGGGACGATTGGAAACGACTTCGCAGCTGGGGAGCTTACGACGTTGGTAGACCCTATAGGCTTCGTTTCCAGAGTTTCAAATACGGAGAAAAGCACCGGCGGAACAGAGGTGGAATCCGATCAGAACATGGCCGAAAGAATTTATCTTGCACCTTCCAGCTTTTCAACCGCAGGACCAGACGACGCCTACGAATACTGGGTAAAGGACAGCAACCCAAACATAGGGGATGTTAAAATAACCAGCCCGCTCCCTGGCGTTGTAGATATACGCTTTGTTATGACGGATGGGACGCTCCCAGACGATACTACAATAGCAGCGGTTACGGCAGCAGTAAACCAACGAGGAAAGCGTCCACTTACGGACCAAGTACAAGTAAAGAAGCCGGAAATTGAGGAATACAGTATAGATGTAACCTATTATATTAACACCAGCGATAGTAATGCAGCTACGGGCATCCAGGCGCAGGTGGAAAGCGCTGTAGAAAAGTATAAGCTATGGCAGGCGTCTAAAGTTGGTCGGGACATTAACCCGGACGAGTTGATCGCCAACATAAACGACGCAGGAGCCAAGAGGGCGGTCGTAAGGGCGCCGGTTTTCCGCGTTATAGGCGAAACAGCAAAAGCCCAGTGTACCGGCGTAAACGTAATTTACGGAGGGCTTGAAGATGATTAGTTACTACGACGGGCAAATAACAGATATTCTACCTGGGAACATAACCAAAAAGCCGGAAGTAAAGGCGTTGAGCTACGCGCTGCAGCAAGCATGCCGCCTTCTTTACCGATACAGCAGGCGCTTATATATTTATACAAATTTGGACGAGCAGCCGGAGGAAGTTATAGACCTTTTGGCATCTGAACTTCGTACCCAGTATTACCGGAGTACCATGGATCTTGACACGAAACGGCGGCTTGTTAAAAATACACTTATTTGGTATATGAGCGCAGGAACCCCAGAGGCCGTGGAAGAGTTGGTTATTAAAATATTTGGAAAAGGGGAAGTAAAAGAGTGGTTTCAGTATGGAGGACAACCATACTACTTTAAAATCTTCACAAATGCACATATGGATCAGGAATGCCTAAAGCAATTTCATAACATGATTGCTAATGTAAAAAATACAAGATCGCATTTGGAAAACCTAGAATTTGATAGGGTTTTGGAGCAAAATTTATATTCCTGTGGTGTATGCATTACAGAAAGTAATGTAGATATAGGATGGGAGGGCTGATGATATATGGCGGAATATAAAAAATTTGTGTTAACTAATCAAGGAATCGAACTGTTGGCAGATTTAATGAATGGAAATGGAGAATTGGAGTTTCGAAGCCTTGCAGTTGGATCTGGTGTTTATGCTGAAAATAATATAAAAAAAATACGAGCTATGGAGACATTGAAAGAAGAACGCCAAAGAATAGAATTTTCTTCGATTGGAAAATCGGAAGATGGTTTTGTAAATTTAAAGGCAAATCTCACAAATGAAAATTTGGAAAAAGGATACTCAATGACAGAGGCGGGTATATATGCGGGAAAAAAAGGAGAACAAGAAGAAATCCTATATTGCGTATCCACAGCAGACAATCCCGACTATATGCCAGATTTTTCTTCCAGGCAAATATATAATGTGATTTTTAGAATGTTAATAAGTATTGGCGACGTGAGCAATGCGACTATAAGTTACAAAACAGATATATATGCGTTAGCTGAAGACCTTCAAATCGAAAAAAACAGATCAGAAACAGCGGAGAGTCAACTAAGGGAAGATATAAATACAGAAGTCAATAGGGCGACAGATGCGGAAGATGAACTGCAGCGCATAAAGTTGGATAAAGATGGGGATGCATCTGATGTTGTTGTGAAATTTAGGGAAGCAGAGCAGTTGAATCCAATGAGCAGTTCAGATAAACTGTCAGAATTGTTAGGCATATCAGCAAAAGCAGTTTCAAGTCTAATTGCTCACCTTGCAGATTTCAACAATCCACATAAGGTAAGCCGTAAGCAGCTGAATGTTGATAATACCGATAATACATCTGATATGGACAAGCCTGTGTCCACTGCACAGCAGTCTGCGCTGGATGCCCTGTATCAACAGATGACAACGTATACAAGACAAAAAATCTCTGAGTTAGTAAATGGTGCGCCTGCGGCCCTCGACACAATAAAAGAGCTGGCAGATGCAATTTCCAGTCATAAATCCATTATGGACGCATTAAATGAAGCTATTGGAAAAAAAGCCAACGAGGCGGAGTTTGACAGTCATGTAAAAGACAATGGAAAACATATAACTGATGCAGAACGGACGAAATGGAATGATGCTGCGTCTAAGAAGCATACCCACCAAAACGAAACCATACTGGATGGAATTACGTCCGCATTAATTGATAAATGGAATAGTGCTGTTACCCATATATCAGATGCAGTTAAACATATAACAGCAACAGAACGGGATAAGTGGAATAATGGTTCGCATAATTATGGGGTGTGTTCAACAGCCGCAGCTACAGCAGCAAAAGCAGTTGCCTGTAATGGATTTAAGCTGGCAACGGGAGCAGAGATTACAGTTAAGTTTACTGTAACCAACACGGCTGCCAACCCGACGTTGAATGTTAATAGTACCGGAGCTAAAGCAATTTACTATCGAGGGTCAGCTATAGCCGCTGGATATTTAGCTGCAAATCGTACATATGGTTTTCGCTACAATGGAAACCAATGGGATTTTGTTGGTGACATTGACACTAACACCAATACCACATACAGTAATTTTGTAAAGTCAGGATCGGGGGCCAAAGCAGGGCTGGTTCCCGCCCCACCAACAACAGCGGGAACCGCCAAATATTTACGAGAAGATGGAACGTGGCAGGTACCGCCAGATACAAATACTATTTATACGCATCCGTCTACTGCTGGTAATAAACATATTCCTTCTGGTGGTGCTGCTGGACAGATACTTAAGTGGAGTGCTGATGGTACTGCTGTTTGGGGAAGTGATAATAATACCACATACAATAATTTTGTAAAATCAGGAGCAGGAGCAAAAGCTGGCCTGGTTCCCTCCCCACCAACAACAGCAGGAACCACCAAATATCTGCGGGAAGATGGAACGTGGCAGGTACCGCCAGATACAAAGACGGAGATTACTCAGTCAGCAGCGGTGACTAAAGCGGGACAAAAGGCGCTAGATGCGATCGAAAAAAATCCATCCGTAGAAGGTACATTGGCGTATGATCTTAGTCAGCTAAATAGCAACATCGGCGAAACGTATCACAAATTTTACGAAAATAGCGATGCTGGTTACTGGGTTCCCAAGGGAACGTATATTTTTACTCTCGGTTATAGCGTCATACCTGCCAGTGAAGAAATATCCATTATGCTATATAATTTTACAGATGATATTTCAATTGGATACGCCGATGTTGCACGTGGTATCGACGTGAGGGCTAGAGGAACGATTACGAGAATAGTTGCAATAGATACATCAAAACATATCGGTTTTAAATGTATGGGCGGCACAAAGGAAGCTGCGGCGGACATTTGGTGTGTAAAACTGACAGATGCTTTAAAAATTGTGTCTTAAACTATGATTTATGCCAATTTAGGCCGCATATGTACGATAGGGCGTTGTTATGTGATATAGTGGCATTTAAGTGCGAGCTGCGAAATCAGCATAGCTGATTTCCCCTAGCGAGCGGAAGAAATTCTGCAAACTTTGGTAAGCTGATAATAATACAGTAGGAAAATCCTATCAGGTAAGGTCTAGCCAACCGCCTGTACCGAGTCCTTGGAACCGAAACGGCAACGCTAGGTTTAAGCGTAGGACAGGGAGCAACAGAGCCGAAACGCAAGTGAAGTGATTGAGCTGGGAAATTATTATGAGGTTGGAAATGGTCGATGTGTTTTATATCACAGCAGACAACATCGTTATGACTGATATGGCAAGGTCATGATGGCATCCCCCAGTCTGAGAGCTTGGCGAGGTTGATGATAAGTATGTTATCGGAACAGCTGAGGTCCTGTCATTTCCTCATAGAGAGGTATGGAAACCAAAACAAAGAAATGCGTCAGGAATCCAAATGAATGGCAGGAAGTCCGACACAGCCATAGTATCGAAGAAGCCTGTGAAAACAGGTGGAGAAAAGGGCTGTGCACTTTATAGCTTCAAGTGATAAGAAACTATGCAGACGAAAGAGAGCTGATGAACATGGTGAACGAGTTGCTTGGAATACAGTACAATATCGCAAAAGCAAACAGAACTGACAGAAAGGTTCAAAATCTTGCATCCTATATCAATGAAGACACCTTAAGAGCAATCCATAGAACTATGGATAAAAGAAAAGCGTGCGGAATTGACAAGGTGACAAAAGAAGATTATGAACAGAACCTTGAGGAAAATCTCGCGAATCTTGTAAAACGAATGAAAAGCGGAAGTTACCGCCCGAATCCAACAAGAAGAGTCTATATCCCGAAGGAAACAAAAGGCAAAATGAGGCCATTGGGAATCTCCTGTTATGAGGATAAACTGGTGGAAAATGCGATTGCACAGATACTGGAGCAGATATATGAACCGAAGTTCTATAATGAGAGCTTTGGTTTCCGTCCAAACAGGAACTGCCATCAGGCAGTGAGGGAAATCATAGAGATGGTACAGTATCGGAAGACAAATTATGTGGTGGAAGCAGATATCAGAGGATTCTTTGATAATGTAGACCATGAATGGCTGATGAAGATGCTGACACATGACATAGCAGACAGAAGGTTTCTTGAGATAATCGAGAAATTTCTGAAAGCGGGAATCATGGAGAATGGTAAATATCTTGACAGCGAACGGGGAACCCCACAGGGAAACGGAGCCAGTCCAATACTTGCAAATATATATCTGCATTATGTACTGGATAACTGGTTTGATGTAATCGTAAAGAGACAATGTAAAGGCGAATGTTATCTGATTCGCTATTGTGATGATTTTGTCTGTTGTTTTCAGAATCAATATGAAGCACAGGTATTCAAGCAGAGACTGGAAGAACGCTTTGGTAAATATGGACTGGGGCTGGCGGAGGAAAAGACGAAGATTTTGGAATTTGGGAGGTTTGCCAGGCAAAACCGAAAAGCAAGAGGAGAAAGAAAACCAGATACCTTTGACTTCCTTGGTTTCACGTTTTATTGCGGAATGGACGGGAAGAAGCAGTTTTTCCGCTGTAGGGTAAAGACTAGTAAGAAGAAATTCCTTAGCAAAATCAAGGCAATGAAAGAATGGATAAAGGTTCACAGAGCAATGCCATTAGAGCAGATATTCAAAACAGTCAATGCGAAACTGCGAGGACACTACCAGTATTATGGAGTGACCGACAATACGAAGGAAGTGAAGAACTTTCTGATGCAGACAAAATGGTTATTGTATAAGTGGCTCAATCGGAGAAGTCAGAAAAGAAGTTATACGATGGATTCTTTCTTTAACGGTTTACTTAGGACATTTCCGTTACTTGAACCAAGTATCAAAGTGAGTTTGTTTTACAGATAGAGTATGAAATATAGGGTGAAAAGCCGTATGCGTTAATAGCGCACGTACGGTTTTGAGTAGGGGTATGGGGAGTAATCCCCATATCTACTAGAG